AGATGGGCTATGACTCACATGGGTTGGTTTATGCGTCAGGGATGTTCCAGATTGATGTGGCGAGTGTCAAGGGTAACAACTCTAGGTATTGTAGAGAGGTTGGAAATAGGGTTAAAGTTCTCATTGAGGGGGATATTGTTAAAACATTAGACAATAGATATATTATTTATATTGATAGAATAAACGATAACTTGTTTTTTGATGAAGAGATTACAGCGTGGCATAGTGCTATGATTGTGTATGGATATTATTTTAAAAACAGCAAATAGTTAAATAAAATTGGAGGTAATAGATATGACATGGGTGGATAGTATTAAAAGTGTACAGGTTGGTATTGCGCGAGAGGAAACAGCGGGCACGATTGAAACGGCTCCTCAAGAGTATGTTTATACGACTTCTGAGGCGGTTCTTGATCCAGTAATTGATCAGGATGAGTTGCGGGCGATGGGCTCCAGAGGATTGACATTTACAGTTGATAAACCGTATCATATAACGGGTAATATTTCGAGTTGGGCATTCCCGGAGAAAAATGGGTTCGGGCCGATGTTGTATGGAGCATTTGGATCATCAACTTCAGCAACAGTAACAACTGGGTGTTATATTCATAAGTTTAGTGTGGTTGATAAACAGGTGCCAAGTTTCACCGTTTGGATGAAAACTGGTGTTTACGAGGTTACGGGCACTAATTGTCAGGTAAATAAATTGGATATTAAGAATACTAAAGCTTCTATTTTAGATTATTCGGCAGATATTGTTGGGTCGAAACTCGCAACTGCAAGTTCGTTTGGGACCGCTACGTATGTTACTGGTGCGACTAAGGTGTTTAGGTCGGGCGGGGCAAAGATTTACTGGGATGACACTCTTTCTACGAACGTTGATGATGTAACGTTAACGATTGATAATGGTATTGATCCCCAAGATGCTAAATCTTTAGGTACTATATTCGCCGATCATATTCTTGCGGGTGATAGAACAGTCAGTGGAGATATGACTATTTTTGTAGAAAGCAAGACGGAACTTGAAGATTTCTGGGGGGCAACTACCGGCCCAATACTCAACAAAGAAAAGATTCCTATTATGATGGTGTGGGAGTCGTCTGGTATAGTTTCAACGTCTACTATAGTTGGTAGCACTATGAAAGTTTCTGGTGCTGGAACAGTAACACTTACTTCTAGTGGATCTTATACTGGAACATCTGATTATAAGTTGTTTGAGGTTAAAATTACAACCGCAGGGGCATCAAATAGTATGTCATGGAGAGCAAATGGATCTGCTTGGTCAACTCCTACTACAGTAACCACCGGGGCGACTACTCTTAGTGATGGTGTAACTGTTACGTTTAGCGCGGCAACTGGTGGGTCTACTTCAGATAGATGGATGTTTTATGCTGGTAAAGTGCCATATGCGTTTATAGTGTATATGCCCAAAGTGAACATTAATACGTTCACGCCGGGGTCTACTGGAAATAGGTTGAATGCTAAAGTTAATTTTACTGCTGAAATTGATGGTACTACGGGAGTAGGATTTGAGGCAGAAGCATTCTTGATCAACACTGAGAGCAGTGCGTATAGTAGCGCTTGACATGTTGATAATCTTCCAGAAGAACTGGTCGGGTTTAAGATGCCGATAGGAAGAATGTTTTACTCTTTCTGAATCCGAAATATTCTTTTTGAAGATTGATCGCATTAGGATTCGGGGTGGTAAAATTTGACATTAGTAGGATATACACCTAATGGTGGTATTAGATTAGGTTGTAATGGGGCCAATCAGAATATATCTATACCGGCAGATTCAATTTTGTGTTTTGTATCTGTTGAGGTAGATGCTGCAGCAACCAACATGTGGGTAAAATGCGCGCTGGATGAAGAAGCATCTATGACCTCGTATATTTATGTTACTGATTTGACTCCTCAACCAATCTATTTGAATGGGGCATCGGTTTTGCATGTATATGGAGATAATAATGTGTTTGTGAATGTGGCGTTCTACAAAGGATAGATTTTTATACTAAAACGTAATATATAGTTTTGGTGATTTTATGGGTAAAATGGAACCGCCAAATACTATAAAAGTAATGTTGGCCGTGTGTAGTCATCGCTCCATAGATATAGCGTCTAAATTATCTATGGATGGGCTGATTACAGCGGTCCCCAAAGGCTTCAAGCTTACCACGGTGGTAGGCCTGGAAGCTAGTATAGCCAAGTCTAGGAGTACATGGGCTACAATATTCCATAGGAATACGGATAATGATGTGCTGGCGTTTATAGATGATGATGTGGTTTTTGATCCCGCCGATTTTTGGAAGATTTGTAAAACTGCTTATGATATGCAGCAGATAGTTGGCGGGGTCTACATGAAGAGGGAATTTCCGCCAGTAGCAATTGTTAAGACGCCCGATAACAAATTCTATTTCAATGGAGAAATTCAAGAAGTAGAGGGTCTTGGGTGCGGATTTATAGCAATCCCGCGCGCGGCTATTGATGCGGTTGCGAAGGATTGTATATTGGCGCATTGTGGCAAGTTTAGTAATGGTGAGGAAATACTAATTTATTATCCAATGTTTGCTGAGATTATGGTGGGCCAGAAAGATAATGAGGGATATTGGTTGGGCGAGGATTACGGATTTTGTTGGTTGGCGCGGGAGAAAGGATTTAAAGTGTTGGCCGACACATCAGTGTTTTTGAGGCATGTTGGGGTATATGCTTATTCGCCAAAGGATCTTGAGATTAAGAGCGAGGTATAAAAATGTCAAAGAAAGTTAGAATTGATAGGTCAAACTCCAGGAAAGAGTTTGCCAGTTTTATGAAAGGCTCGAAGAAATATGAAATCATCATCGATTTTGAAAATCCACAGACTGACGAGATATTTGAGATACCTATTGTATATACTCCGGCCACAGCATTCGATCTGGCTGCTATATATGCTGATTTTGATGCGGATTCTGATACAGAAGAGCAATTTGAGTATTCGTGTGATGTGTTTAATTTCTGTATTGATCGGGCCTGCGGAATCAAGTTTGTGAATTGTGAGAAGGGTCAGGCCGATTATGAAGCGGGTGAAATAAGTATTAGGGATTTGACTGTTGAACAGAAGCAGTTGTTAGAGACTGCGTTCTCGCCCGGCGTAGGGAAAAGTGGACCCCAACTTGAGCAAAAACTTAAAAACTCTAGGCGGCAAGTTGGCAAGGGAGTGTCCTGCAAAGACGCCGCTGGAATGGATGTTAGAGCCCTTACAGATCTTTCTGTATAATTGGGAATGCATTGAGTTGAGTTTGGTTGCCGAGGCAGAAGCGACAAAAGATGCTCAGAAGAATGCTGCCAAAAAACAACCGGAGATTGATTTCGACGATTGGATGAAAAATGTAATGGAAGAGAACGCTGGGAACTATAAAGAAGAGAAATATGGAATAAAGAAGAAGAAAGGGTTGTCGTAAGACAGCCCATTTTTTTTATAATTATAACATTTTTTATTCTATTATATTAATTATTATATGGAGGTTATTATAAATGGCAGCATATAATCCAGGTGGTAGTTTGGTCTGGGCGGCTGTTTTAGATGTTACCGGATTTCATCGTGGTATACAGTCGATGACGGCACAAATAGTATATGCAGAAAGAGCAGCATCTGGTCTTGAATCCAGTTTAAAAAGCGTTGCAACGGTAGCATTTGCTGGTCTTATTGTTGGCATCGGTGGTATAACTGCTGCTATCGCAATCTCTACTAAGGCCGCCGCTGAATGGGAAACTCAAATGTTAGATGTTGCTCAACTTGCAGATATTAACATAAAAACTCCCAAAGGGTTGCAAGACTATAATAAATTGAGTAGAGAATTGCTCAATACTTATGCTGATATACCTATAAAAGAGGCCGATCTTTTTACTGCTGTTAAACCTTATGCTGCTGCAAATTATACAGGAGAAACTCTGTCAAATCTCACAGAAACTACCGCAAAATGGCATGAAACCTCCAGAGTTGCTACCGACGATATTTCTAATATGATTATAGCATTAGCCGCTATAAATCCAGGAGCAGTAGAAGCTGCAGGTGGTATAGATGTATGGGCAGATAAAGTATTGTCCAGTATGAGTCGGGCGGCCAATGATGCAAAAATAACTTCTGATGAAGTTGTAAGTGGGATTACACAATCAGCCGGTTCGTTAAATAAATGGAATTTGCAGAATCAGATACCCGAACAAATTGCGTTACTCACTACGATGAGCCAGTTTGGGCTCGATTTTGGTTCGTGGAAAACTACGTTATCATCTGCTGTATCGGGGCCGGGGTTAACCGGACCATCTTCGTTAACACCAGAATTATCCAAATCGTTAGCATCTGCTGGAATAAATCTTCCATATGAAAATCTTGTTAAATCTGTTAGTGCTAAAGGTAAAGTTTCTATAAAGTCTGAGAAAGTTGCATATAAGGGATATGATATTGCCGCCGCTATAATGGGATACGAAGATGCGGACGCATTTATGGATGCATATGAAAAAGATGCGCCAACCCTAATGCTTAATACAATAAGTACATTAAAATCATTAGGACTTCCAACTCTGAGAGAAAATGAGTTGTATGGTCTGATTTTTGGTGAAAGAGCTGCTAGAGAACTACCAAAAATGGGCGGAGCCAACGCGGTTGAATATTATGGAGATATGGTTAAAAAGGTTAGTGATGCTTATAAGGAAGGCACTCTAGCAACTGAATTGTATGAGATTAAACAGTCGGGACTGGAAGCGCAATGGAACATAATGACTAATCGTGGGCATGCCATAAAAACATTGTTGGGCGATATGTTTAAAGGCCCTGTAAAAGATCAAGTAGCAAAATTTTCGGATTCTCTAAGAGGAACTGTAACTTGGTTGGAAGGAATAACAGACGCCGCCACGTTACCAAGTGGCGCGCTCGATTCTTGGAAAGCTATTGGAATGGTAATTGATGGGTTAAAGAGTAAAATACCAGACAACTTATTTAAATATACGGTTACTCTTGTAGGTGCCGCCGCAGTACTATCGAATTTGGGCACTATAAAAACTGTAGCATTGGGCGCAGCAGACGCCATATTAAAGATAGCTGGAGTATCACTTGCTCCTATTGTTGCACCGTTGGCGGGGATTGTTAGTGGACTGGGAACAGTAACCTTGGCTGCTGCTGGTGTTGCACTCGGTTTAGCGGCCATTGGATATTCACTCGCGCCCGAAAAGTTCACTTACTTCAATCAGGTTGCATCTGAAGCTTTAACTGGAGTTCGCACTGTAGTTGGGCAACTCATATCTGATTTATCCGCGGGCGATTGGGGAGCAGCTGCAAACCATTTACAAGCTGCTTTTCAGAGTACTATAGCTTGGCTTCAAGGAATTGACTGGGGCCGACTTGGCAACGAAATTGTTACCATGATTGGTGATGGAGCCAATGCTGTAGTAGGAACGGCGCTTAATATTGGTGGATGGATATACGATAATTTGACTGGATGGGCCACAGGAGGAGGCCCGCGAAAACTCGGCGAATCTATAGGAACGTTTATTGGTGAAGGTATTTCAACAATATCGACGATGGATTGGGGCCAATATATAGAGGATGCTATAAATACTGTATCTGATTGGGGAGAGCTTGGTTGGGAAATCATAAGTCAGATCGGAAGTGGGTTCTATAATGGAGTAGCTGGCTCCCTAACACCCGCTGCGAACACTATGGTTCAGGTATTAACAAAAGCTGCGCTTGACATTTATGTAGTGTTTTCTAAAACATGGAATACTATAATAGTGTTGGCCGCTAGTGCAGCTTCGGCAATTAGTGGCGCATTTTCCAGTGTAGGTACTACCATTGCAGGATATTTACAACCCGCGATTGATGCAGTTAAATCATTATCAGATATTAGTTTGCCAAATATTGGTAATGTTGGATCTTCAATAAATCCAATTGTTAAATATTATAATTCAGATAGTGGGGTTAGTATGACCCCAGAACAATATAACATGCAAAGAGCTACCGGAAAGAAACCTAAGGGATTTAGTCCGGTTCGTATGTGGGATTCGGCAAATAATATATCAACTAATATAGGAAATACATTTGATGTAATTAATAATTCAGATACTTTAAATACTGATTTTGACCGTTCAAAAATAACTCAACCTCCATACGGATCAACTATTGTACTCGATTACAAGGATTGGCCCGGTTCATCTGTTCCAGGCATACCAATATTAAATCCGGCTGATTATAACCTAAATATGGCTGGTTATAGAACGGGCGGTAAAGGGTTTGTAATAGAAGAAATGAAACCGGCTGGCAAAGATTCTTCATATTTGATTACAGATCTAGGAGAAAAAATAACATTCTTGGACGATGATTTTAAAGTATCTAATGATACTATGAAACAAATATTACCATATTTAATAGATTATCCAACAAATACTGAAGAAATGAGTAAGGATTACGCTAATAGTATATTTCCAATTACAAACAATATTAAAGAAGCATCAGATTACTCTAGAAAAACTTCAACTGATACCAATAATGCTACTAGGGAAACCGCAAATTATACTAATAATGCAACTAAAGAGGCCGCATTATATAGTTCTGAGAAAGTTATTACTGCCGCTGATTTTGCGAATGCTAATGCTAGAAGAACGGCACTGGAAACCAATCAGATAACAAAAGCTGGTGTTGCAGAAAGTTATGGTCCAGTTAGAGTAGGATTAACTGATTCTGGTAATAAAATAGCACTAATTGGAAGCGTGGCTCAACAACAGTTTGCGGAATCTGGTAATAAGTGGGTCGGAGATACTAAACAATCTGGATTTAGCTTTTTCACAGATTCTACGAATGGTGGTAAAAATGTGGAAGCTGGCGGCACGAATGCTGGAAATAGTCTAAATAATGGGGCAAGTGCTATAAACGCGGCGGCAGCCAAACTCCAAAATTTAGAAATTATGTTTGGAGGAGGAACGGTCACTAATAAAATCGGAGATACATCAGGTGCTAAATACGGGGAAGTTATAAAGGGACGCACTCTAGGAGAGTATATTAAAGAATTACAAGGCAGTAAAACATTAGTAGGAACTGGTAGTAATGCAGCACCTGATACACTAAACGTTGACAACTTTGAGGATATGACCTGTATGGGTGACCGTGTAATGGTTAATGCTCTAAAATACACACCACCCGGCGGGGAAACTACCTCATATAATCCGATGGATTCAGAAGCTATAAGAAACGCTGATACTCTTGAGGGAACGTTCCAGGATATGACCTGTATAGGTACTACCGTCAATTTACCGGGCCTAAAATATACTAATCCTTATGGAAATACTTCATACATAAATCCATCTGAGTATATTGCTGGTGGTGGCGTTATGAACTACCAACAGACTGCCGCGAAAGAAGCTGGTGATATAACAGTGAACTCCGCTAAAAAGGGCGCAGAATATACAACTAATGCTGCTGCTAACTATATGAGTATTTCTGAATTCGTGAACGCTAACAATCTTTCATCCAGCCAGTATGTTAGAGATATGGAATTTGTTGCTGCTGTTGAAAATGGAAATATGTGGCGAAATGATTTAGCATTTGCTGGAACTGCATTCGCCGCGCCTGTAAACGAATCGACTTTTAACTTTGCTAAAGTAGGAGATGATAGTGTTAAACAGGCATATGATTATTTGGGCGCGCAGATGACAGTCAATGATAAAGAGTATATTCAGGCAAAAGAACGGCTTGAAAAGGATAAAGCCGTTATTGATTCATTAACTGGTGCATCGAACGCACTAAGTGGAGCTGCTAGTCAGATTGAATCCGCTGGGAGCAATTTTGTTGGGTCGGTTTCCAATGCTATGAGTAGTTTTGGAGGTGGCTGGTATGGCAGTATGGGTGGATTTGGTGGAACATCTAAAGGTGGGGGTGGTGCGTGGGTAGGAACATATCCAACACCAAGTTGGTCCGGCCCCGCTATTAGCGACTATGTACGAACTCATCCATCAGGAACAGGATGGAAAGGCTCATCATTTTCCTGGGGTGCCAAAGGTTCTCTGATTGATGAACCATCCAGAATTATTGCTGGTGAAAAAGGTCGAGAACTATTACTTCCTAACTATTTAACTGAGTTGTTTTTGAAGTTGGCTGCCGTAGGATTTAATAGTTCCAATGGTGGAGATGGAAACATCATAACAATTGTTAACATAGATGGGGAGCAGGTTGAGAAGGTCGTTAGTAAGAGACAAAAGCGCAACTTAAATCTGAGAGGGCTTAAGTTGCACTGAAAATTTTTAAGGTGATTAAATGCAATATTGTACGAGAAATCCAGCGATTAAGAAGCCGGAACTTGGTGATCAATCATCTATAATAGATATTAATGATAATATGGATGTAATTGATGGAATTATTTGTAAGAGTAACTATAATGGTGGGATTGATCCTGGGGTTAACGATGATATTGGAGATGGATATTCTGTAGGTAGTCATTGGTGGAATGTTACTGCTCATAAGTTGTTTGTGGCGGAGAGTGTAGCGACTGGCGTGGCGGTTTGGAGACAAATTTATCCAACAATTGATGCACCTACTCATAGTTTAGCTACTGCTGTAAACGATTTTCTAGTGGCGTCTGGACCTGGAGTATTTGTAAAAAAATCATTGAGTGAAACACAAATGATTCTTGTACCTAAATGGAGTATGAATGAGATACCTACTGGTAGTATAAATGGCGTTAATATGGTATTTACACTTGCACATACTCCTATTAACCAGATAATGTTATATCTTAATGGTCAGTATATGACTCCCGATGAAGATTATACTATATCCGGTGTTACGATAACGATGACTACTGCTCCTATTGTAGGTGATAAAATCATAATTAATTATCCGTACTAGGTGGTTTAAATGAAAAAATTGATGTTAATATTGTGTTTGGGTTTGTTGTTGTGTGGTTGCGTTGATGGCGCAACAAAAATTGGGTTGGATCGTCTTAATTGGTCTCAAAGTATTGATGGTATTAGGTTTTCTGGAAATGTCCCGGTCCCAACTACTGGAGTATTGTACAACGATTCTGGAACTCTTAAGTTCAATGGCTCGGACGTATCGCTGGGCGGTTATCATGCCCTGATTCGGGCAGACGAAGAGGGTTATTTTGCGTATGCTCAGAACGGCACTATTATTGCCAGCGATACATCAGCACCGTTCGATTTTGGAGCAGTGCTAGATGTTGTCACCGCTCTTGGACCAGATCAAACTATATTGGTTGATGGTGATTTTGATACCGCAACCACCGGCACGTTGGTAAATGGAACAAAACTCATCGGAATAGGCTATTCAAGCATTCATCCTACCAGTGTTATTACTGTAATTGATACTGCCGATACTGACTATTTGCATAAAGATGTGTCTATAATGGATCTACGAATATATTATGATGGTGTTTCTGCGTACAATGTACCATTTATAATACTTCATGATCCTCAGGGATGTACTATACGAAATGTAAATGCAGTGTATATTGAAAAATCGGCTATTGGATATAATGGAGCATTAGCACTAACTTCAGATATTCCTTACACTTGGCTCAACAAAATCGAGGACTGCACATTAAATCAGATACGATTTACTAATATTACAGATAGCTTAATAGAGAATTGTGCAGTAAATACTTATGGCATGGCATTACAAGCCATAAAGCTAATTGATATATGCAACAATGTTAAAATTATACAAAATGAAATTGTATGCGATTCTACATATGGAATATATATAGAATCATGTAACTGGTATGTTCAAATATCAGAAAATTATTTCGAAGCGCACATGCATAGTCCTAAACCTGGAAATACCGAAACTGCAATTAAATTTGGTGCTGCTTCTCGATATGCTACAATTGAAAACAATCATTTTGCATATTTGAATGGTAAGGGCATAGAATTTAACGGAAACTATGGTATAATCTGTAACAATATATTTGAAAATATGAATACCGCTGACAATTCGTATTCTGATATTGATATTACTGGCGATACGAACCTAATTACTGGGAATTTGGGGGCGAATTCTGTAGGCAGCACTTATAAGTCAATCATGATTGATGATTCTGATTATAACATGGTTTACAATAATCACGCTAAAGGTGATGGATACTCGAATGTATTCGTTGGCGGAGCGCATAGTCTATCTGACAATAATGTGTATTGGTCTGGGTTGCTGTAATTATAGAGACTGGGTGTAGGGGCAGAGAAGGCCCTTCCCCTTTAGGGGGAGGGTAGTTGACAAGAGTAGTTAAATTCCATAACAATGAGGTATTATGTTAGTAACTATTAATGGTGTTAGCCAGTTTGATACATTCACTTGGCAGGATGTATTGGATTTGGGTACATGGCAGGATGTTTTACCTTATACCTGGCATGATATATTGGTAGAAAGTAACAACGTTTTGATGGAATCACCTACCCCCGAAGTTGATCTATCTGTTGATAAAAGGTGTACTGCATCATTCACCATTTTGGACATAGGCACACTCAAACATTTTAAAAAGGGCCAGGAAGTAGAAATATATTCGGCCATTGGTTACAAAGTATTTGGTGGATATATCGATAGTAGTTCGGAGCGATTGATAAGTGGTCGTGATGTAATAAAACATTCTATATCATGTGCAGATTATCATTATTTAGCAGAAAAACGTATAGTTGCTAAAGCTTGGCAAGACACCAACGTTGAAACAATTGTTAATTATGTTCTCGATCAGTATTTAGAAGCAGAAGGTGTTGTGATTGGAGAAATTCAGGCCGGGGGCGACGTAACACAATATATAGCTAATTATAGAACGGGCCGGATTTATATGGTTCATTGATGAGTATAAGAGGCTGTATTTTGTTGATAGGACGAGTTATGCTGCGGCGTGGGATCTTATAGAGACTGATGATTTTCTTATTGAGGATGCATTTTCGGGTGTAAACGTTACTCATGCCAACCCCGAATACAGGAATCGCCAATACATCATAGGAACCTGGGAAGAAACCGATGTTCAAACGGAGTATGCTAAAGGTGATGGGCAAACTACTTCGTTTCCTGTTGCATATAAACTGGGAGGAGAACCCGAAATCTATGTATCATTGAATGGCGGGGACTACGTTTTAAAAACGGTTGGTAAGAAGGGTGTAGACACTGGAAAAGATTGGTACTGGGCCAAAAATGACCAAATTATATCACAGGATTATAATGGTACTAATTTAACAGAAAATGATATATTAAAAATAGTATATACTGGTCTTTATCAGATTGTGGTCGTAACTACAGATTTTGCTGAGATCGCAGGCAGAAAATCAGTAGAAGGGCCGGAGTCTTCGGGAATAGTTGAGAATGTTCGCTCAGATACCTCGCTGTCGAGTCGTGAGGCCGCTCTAGAGGAAGCTAATGCCATCCTTGATGTATATGCAATGGAGGGCAAAAAAGTCGAGTATACAACCTCTAGAGGGGATTTGGCGGCAGGTGTTCTCCAACACATTAAAATTACCAATCATGATATTGATGATGATTGTTTAATAGGAAGTATAAAATTTAAATATACTAACCAACAGGATTTTTATGATGTAGTTGCTTATACCGGGCCGGTCGAGGATGATTGGGAAGATATATTCATAGCGTTGAGCAATACTCAGAAAAAATCGGCCAGCCCCGATGATGTAAGTACATCGGACGTGTTGTTAGTTTTGGTAACATTTGATAAGGACTGGATTTCTACAGAATCGCCCAATATTTGGCAAGTTGTATATGCAGATGGCACCGAAGATGCGTCGGAACAGTGGTTACCCTGTTTTGAAGATAGTGACCGAATAAAATATTTGGTGCTTAAGAAAAGCGGGGCCGAGATTTTTAGGATGTATCGAACGGACCAGACTACAACGAGCGATTCTATAATAACAACTTTTATAATACCTTCTGGATCTGCTAATACAGATATTGATCAAGCGGTGTTGGTGGGTGGATATTCCGCTACGATAACGGCTGGAACCGGCGTAGAAGTAGAGACCCACCCATTCATATACACTAAAAATTCGTTGGAAAGTTTACAACTTCAGTTTACAAGCAATCGATGGGTGTAATAATATGTATACGAAGACTTTATGGCGCGAACATTCGATGACAGAATCTTCTAAAAATACTGCACTGACTAACCTCGAATGCATTTGTGATGAAGCGGTTTCATATATCAATGGTATTTCACATTCTGAGCGATATTATACAGAAACTGAATGCAATTCTAAGTATATAACTGCTGATACTGATGGATCTGGGTCGGGGGTGATTTGCGAAAAACTTGATGGGTTTACAGCCCAGCAAATAATTGATGCGGGGATTGATAAGGGTACTATATGTATTTGGAGTGGGTCTGAAGCTTCTATTCCGGCGGGGTGGCACTTATGTGATGGTATGAGTGGAACACCAAACCTTCGAAATAGGTTTGTTATAGCGGTGGGTGATGATCATGTTTATGGATCGACCGGCGGGGCCAGTTTTAAAACGTTGTCGGCTGCTACATTTTCGGTTGGAACGCACGCAATAACAGCGGACGAACTACCATCTCACTATCACCCATATATTGATGATTATAAAGGTGATAGTGGTAGTGCAGAAGGTGTAACATCACATTATGCCCCCTCATATGATGTTGATTCAGCCACTACTGATACCGCATCAACGCCTCATGGGCACAGTGGTTCATATTTTACTGGTGGTAATACTGATGTCCGGCCCAAGTTTTATGCGCTATGTTATATTTGCAAGGTTTGATAATAATGACTTATATTAAATATCATACTCCGTGGGAAACTACTCACTATTTGTCAGGCGGCGCATTCAATCACATAGAATCGCAGTGGGACGAAATAAAAGATGATGCAGATGAGCATAACCACGATTCCCAACATTATACTAAAACCGAAAGTGATATAGACTTTTTTACCAAGACGTATTACACGGGATTTGATGCGGATAAGTTGGATGGGTCTCACTATTCTGACATAATTAATACGGGGTTGCCGGTCGGGGCCATAGTTATGTGGAAAGGTGATTCAGATACTATTCCGACTGGTTGGTATATTTGTAATGGACAGGTTGTAGGATCGGTTACCACGCCCGATTTGCGCCAGAGATTTATTGTGGGCGCGGGAAGCACGTACAGTGTTGGAAATACGGGCGGGGCAACATCAACATCTGTGACCGCTACATTTTCGGTTACTGCGCACGCGATTACTGCGGATGAAATGCCTATTCATACTCATACCTGGCAAGACCACTCTAATAATAATACCGGGTTAACGTTTTCAACAGTTGCTGCTACTGGGCCAACTGGTACCGCTCAGACATTGAACAGAAATACCGAATATGCGGGCGGTGGGTTGGGTCATACTCATACTGGAAACACCATAACCTTTGATGATATTGCGTATGAACCTTACTACTATTCACTATATTATATAATTAAACTTTCATAGAGGAATTATTATGGTATATGTCAAGAATCATTCCACATGGACGAGCGCGGACAAAATAAATACCGCTGCGCTTAACAATTTTGAAACCCAATATAGTGAAGCATCGACTCACCTATCAACACACGGTCACACTTCATCATATTATACTAAAAGCGAGATGCTTGCTACTTTTTGGGGAGTTGATAGTGATGGAGCTGGGTCGGGGTCGGATGCGGACCTAATTTATCATGCTGATGGGAATCTTCATATTGGCGATTTTGCGGGGCTGAGTGTACCAACCGGCTTAATTATAATGTGGTCTGGTGATACAATTCCGGCTGGGTGGCACTTATGTGATGGTACAGGAGGTACAGTAGACCTCCGCGATAGGTTTGTAGTTGGGGCCGGTACTGGTTCTGATTATAACGTTGGGGATACTGGTAGTGGCGTTCATACTGTAGTCGGGGCCGTTACGATCTCAGCCCATTCACTTTCTGCTGCCGAGGTAGCCGGTCATCAACATGCTCTAAAAGATATGTCATCGCGGCCTAACTCAGGTGGTTCTGGTTATAATTCTGAAGGATCGGGTTATCAATATACAACTGCTTACTATAATACGGATAATACTGGAAATAGTAACATCGGTAAGTCAACTGCAGATGCCCATTCCCACTCATCAAATTTCTCAAGCGGGAACTTCACTATAACCCCAATGTATTATTCGTTGAAGTTTATAGAGAAAATTTAATTTAAATATTTTTATATTATTTAGTATATATATTAAAGTTAGCTTTAAATAGCATATGGTATATAGGTAATAATATGGTCATGGTTAAGTGTATATGTGAATGGTGTAAAAATGAATATGAAATAGAACGATGGATAGCTAATAGAGGACAACGATTTTGCTCTAAGTCGTGTAAAATGTCATGGCAAATGACAAAACCTCCGGTATATGTAAATTGTGATAATTGTAAAATAGAAATAAAAATTAGCCCATATAAAAAAAATAATATAAGACATTTTTGTTCACAAAAATGCCACTATGAATATTCTAAAAAATATAATATAGGTATAACATCAGAAGAATCAGTAAAAAATAGAGCAAAAGCAAAACTTGGTAAAAAAAGAAAACCGTTTACAGAAGAACATAAAATGCATATAGGCGATGCTGAGCGAGGAGAAAAACATTGGAATTGGCGTGGTGGGATATCTAAAAAATATTGTAACAAATTTAATAAAAATTTCAAAGAATATATACGGGATAAATTTAATAGAACATGTTTCATATGTAAAAATGTCGAAAATTCAAAAAGAAAACTTTCTATTCATCATATAGACTATAACAAAAATTCTATATGCAATGGTAATGAATGGGCATTTGTTCCATTATGCACTTCATGTCATGTTAAAACTAATAACAACCGTTGGTATTGGTTCAATCTATTGATAAATTATTGGGCAACGAATTCTGATATATTAATTTAACCATTTTTACTTAAATTGCGGAGTAATACTGGCTCACAGAATGCCTGAGGATTGCGTGTAAGGCCCGTAGCAGCACTTTGCTCCAAAGGAAAGATAAGTGTGTTGGTTGTGGAAGAAAGTCGAGCCTTGGTCACATTAAAGGTATTATAGAAGAAATGGAATGAGGATTACTCACTCCATAAATTCTGCGATCTTCTTATTGACCGCATCCTCCTCAGTTACTACACCATCCCAGGACTTGTCAACTGCGTGGGCGGGTTTGGTGAGTGACAAGTTTTCGGCATAAGGATCATTACCGCCCAGAAATATAGTGTTCTTTGCAGCAACTACATCCTGTTCGGCTACATATCCAAATGGCGTTCCATCAACTTTCCTGACCGGCTTGCTGCCCTCAGTCCAGTTTAGGTCTGGATCGTGTGGCCCGTCACTAAAATCTATTACATTTGTGGCGAAAATTGCGTTCACATTTTCAGCATAGGATTTTGTGTCATCCCAACCGCCAAATCCAACTGCTATACCTACCATCATAATGATGGCAACTACTGTGCTCAGTTTTCCTTTCATCTTAATATCCCCTAAATATTTCTATGTCCATTTTCAGGCTGTACAACCTTCTATCTACTTCTCTTTTATCATTTATTAAGGCGTCGATTTGGCACTGTAATTCCAGCCAGGTTTCTCCATTCCTTACAATATCCTTCTCGTCCTGATCGCATTTTAGCGCCTCGATCATATCTTCAATCGCACAAAAGCGATCAAACATATCATTCCAGGCGGCGCGTAGTTCCATCAAAGTCGGGCCGTTTTCGTCATTCCAGTTTGTTCGGTAGGTAATACTTTCACCTCGGCACTCATATACGATATATTTATATATAAAGGTGACGCTAGAAAGATAGAGGTTATATAATGGACGATCAATTTGAGTTAGACTGGGAACTAATCAGCGGTATCGATGGTTGGCTTGCTAAAGAAGAAGCCCGCGTTCTATATATTATCGCGAGTGAGACGCCCGGCCCAATAGTAGAGATAGGTTCGTGGAAGGGTCGGTCTACTGCTACGCTGGGATTTGCTTCGCGAAATAATCCGGCCCATCCTCTAATATATAGTGTAGATCCGTTTACAGGATCGAAAGAACATCGCGAAGCCGATCCCAACTGCAATACGTGGGACGACTTCAGAGAGAATATAGAAAATCTTCACATGTTCGATATTGTGCGGCCCTACCAAATGACCTCGAAAGAGGCGTATGAAAAGTATTTTGGGGCGATCAGTATGCTATTTATAGATGGATCTCATGATTATGAGGATGTGAAGTATGATTTTTGTAGTTGGGGTAGTAATGTGGTGGTAGGCGGGTGGATATGTATGCATGATTACCATTGGCCCGGCCCCAACAAAGTAGTAGAAGAGTATGTGATGGGCAATCCGAAATATAGAGCACCACCCGATAGTTGGGGCGATTTGTTTCCTATTCAGGTGGTGGGATAATGGATTTACTTGATGAGATACAAAATGATCCTGAATTTAGGGTGGGCGATGATGACGATAGCGCGATGGAGATCGCGAAGATATCGTTTAGGTTAAGCAAGATGTATATGGAGCACGAGGCGCTTCTCCTGTTGCTCAGGACAAAAGATGTGATAACCGAGGAGGAATACCAGAAAGCCATCCATCATATTGTTGAAGTGACCAAAGAGTTTAGCGAATCAGAAGAGATTGATGGTGAGTTTATAAAAAATGTTGATAAAAAGTTTAAAGAAAAAAATATTACATTAAATGTGGTATTATAATCTTGGATTTCTATTACTAATTTTTATATATTCTACAATTTGTTTAGATCGGTATTTTGGCCCGCAAGCTATATATGCTCATAAGGCGTAGGTAGTGGTACGGGGAAAATCCCCAGGTGAGTAATAAGATGTTCAACGCCATGATAAATATGGGTGGCTCTAGAATGGAGCCAGGAACCGACTATATTGCAACGATTGTGGATATTGTGCCTACAAAAGCAGTTATCCAGTATCCCAAGGAGCTTAGGTGGGATGCAACTGCTAAGAAGATGAGAACCGTCGCGGATCTTACTGCCGAGGAGAGAATAGTATTTGAGAATACTCCGGTCGAGCCTATGATGAGCCAGGGCAGCCCCATCCTTGATAAGGATGGAAAGCCTGTAATGAAGCCCAAGGCCGTTGACCAGATCCGATTTGTATTCAGGTTTGATGAGACGGGCGCGACTACCGGCCAGTTTGACTTCGTGTTCCAGATGTATGATGGGTTCAGGGCTAACAACAAGTTTAAGGCGTTCGTGAAGAACGCGACTGGCCAGGATATCAGCGATATGACTGGCATGATCAACCTTGGAAACCTGTTCCCCGAAGGTTCTAAATACGTTATTAGAACAAAGGATGAGCTTCGCGATGGGAAGTGGGCGTCCTATGATCAGGACAGTATTCAGCCCTACAAGGATGGTATGGTGCTTAAGACACGGAATGTTGGGAATGATGGACCGGGCGTAACCGAGGAAGAGGTTATTGAGTTTCTGAGAGGACTTATTGAAGAGTATGGCGGGCCGATTAACCCAATGGTCGCGCTGTCTAAAGGGGCCGAGGTGTTTGATTCGGCTGCTTACTCTGAGGTATATAAGAAGCTCAAGGATAGCGGAATGATAATTATTGATGGTGGAAGACTCACCGTGGGATAGAAAAATCGGCGAAGGTTAACTACCTTCGCCAGTTTTTTTATCAACCATTAATATTCATGAAAAATTATAAAAATGGTGAAATAGATGACTGATGAGTTTGATCTGGGGGTGGAGCGCATAAAGTTAGCGTTCTCTGGCGCGCCAAATAGTGGAAAATCGCATGTTGGCGCCTTATTTGTAAAAACATTTGGTGGGTTATTTGTGGATTTTGGAAAGCCCATCCAAGTATCAAATTTTGCGTCGGCAGCAAAATATTATGATGCGTTGAAAGGGCATGCATTAACACCCTGCCGACATGTTGGGATTACTAAAGATCAGTATATGTTTGTGAATAGGTGGGAGAATTTTCAGGCGATCGTAGATAATTCTGAAGTAATCAGGGACTCTATTAAAACGGTCGATAATCATGTACCTTGGATAGTTCTGGATGATAGTGAGGGGTTTCGAAGCTTGTGTGCGATGTGGTGTTCGGTAGAAAACGGTCATAAGATGCCCAACAAAAATGATTATAGCATGGCAACTTCTATAACAAGAACGGTGTTTGGCACCCTCGAAATGAACTTTAATATAATCATGATTTGCCAGGTAAAAGACAAATATGATGCAGAAGGCAATAATTTGGGAGTGACCACGCCCGCTTTCTATCCGCCCAACCTTGAACATATAGCAGGTGCTTCTATCTATATGGATTATATAGAAGAAAAAGAAGGAACTATACGGCCCCGCCATACAGTTCGATCAGTTAAGGATATTTGGGTGTGTAATAAAAATGTGCCCAAAGAAATCACGTATAACGATCCACTGGTGATATCACCTGTTGAGATGTTAGAGCAACTGCAGTTTAGCAAGGATCAGTGGTAAATATGAAAAAAACAATGGCATGGTTGGACGGAACATTACATATGGAAATCAATGAAATAACAAACGCAACTGAAGGAATTTTTGAAATGAATAAAATTGGAGCAAAAATAACATATGTGTCAAAAAACCGTACACAAGGAATGATCACAGATTGTGAGTTAGAGAGAGCAATAGAATTGGTAGATAACGGATGGGAATGGGGCTAAATAATATGTCCGACCGACTATTTGTTCCATTAAATAAGTATTGGTACAATTTATTTGCAGAAGGAAAGAAAAAGTGGGAAATACGAGGATTAAATAATCGTTTTAATTTAAATACTGTAAAAGTGGGCCGGGAAGTAGAACTACGTAAAGGATATAGAACAAACGGAGCCTTATGGGGAAAAATTGAGCGAGTATTCGTTACTGACAGCGTGTATGATGTCCCGCCTGAAGTAAAAAACGAACTATTTCCTGAACCATTAGAACCTCAACAGCGCGAAGAGATCAGGCACTACAACGCGAAATACACCAAGTTCATAGTATTCAAGGTCAGGGTGGATTAACGATTTATATAGATGCT